TTCCTCTGCTGCATGACTGCACTAGACCTATTCTGCGTCATTTATCTCCTCTCAGTTCGTGCGCGAATGCAAGATAATTGATGGCGTCTAGATAGTTGTCGGCCTTGTCGCGGCTGCCCGCCATGCGAGACAGCTTGGTAGCCACCAGCACCATGCATGCCTGATGCGGCGTGATTGTGATCCCTGTGGCGGCTGATGCAATCATGGCGATGCGCTGGAAGTTCTTTTCAATTCCGCCGTAATCTGCGCCACGTTCGCCAATCAGTTCACCTGCTTGTTTCAGGATGTCATGAGGGTTCATTGGTTTCCTCCGAAACAATCTCAAATGCTTCAGCAGGGTAGACCTGCACATTGCCAATTTCGCGCTCGCTCTCGACGGCGATGCCGTTCTGCGTCCGGCTGGCGCTGTAATATCCGACAACACGGCCCTGCCATTGCGACCCGGATTTTTTGCGGACGCGCGCGCCGAGCGGAAAGGGGAGTTTCGCCGCGCGCACGGCGTCATTCCTGTCCTCCACATGACCACGATGATCCCCATCGCTCTCCCGCCATGCGCGGGCGGTGTCGGCGTCCATTGCTGGCTTTGTTTTCATCGTGCGGATGGCGGCGGCAATTTTGCGCGCCTCAACGTCAACCACTGTCATTGACATGATAGAAAGGTCACGGGCTTCAGCCACCCTTGCCGCTTCTTCCAGCGCATCGTTGCGCGCCTGCGCAAGTTCGGCTTCTAGCCTTTCAGTCCGTGTGCGCCAATATTGTAGCTCATTGTAACTCACAACAGCGTCCTCCCGATTTCACCTTCTCGGATGTTAGACATAGGAAAACCTTGGGCACATCTTATTTTTCAAAAAAGTGTTGTCAAGGACAAAATGTCCAAGTTGATTTTTACGACAAAATGTCTAAGAGTGCAAGCCTCGGAGGCGATGATGGTCAAAACGACTAATTGGGACTTGATTGAAAAATTGGCGCAAGAGCTTGGCGTAACCAAATACGCTACGGCAAAATGGCGGCAGCGCAATACTGTCCCGCATAAATGGCGTCTGCCTATCGTATTGAAATCTGGCGGTCTTATTCGATGGGATGACTATAGACGCATGGATCGTGTGGGTTCTAGATCCGTTGGACGGACAACCCTCAACTAGGTTTCAATGCAGCCAATAGCGCTCGCTGTGTTTTGTCCTTCGCGGTCAAAACCTTCAGCACTCTCTCGTCAATTGTGTCCCCAGTAACAATATGAATGATCCTGACGGGTTTTAATTGCCCCTGCCTGTGCAGGCGTGCGTTGAATTGAAGATAGTATTCCAAAGACCACGTCAGGCCGAACCACACAATCAGAGACCCGCCCGCCTGAATGTTTAGGCCATGGCCGGCGCTGGCGGGATGGGCAAGCAACAGTTTAGTCTTGCCCCGGTTCCAGCGGTCGATCGTTTCTTGCTGCTTGTCGAGAACGATTGCGTCGGGGAACCGCTTTTGTAGACGCTCCAAGTCAAACTTGTAATTGTAACTCACAAGTATGTTCTCACCCGCGTTGTCCTCAATGATCTCAGCCAAGGTATCGAGTTTCGCGGCGTGTATTTCAGACCAGTTGCGCTTCTCGTCAGTGTAAATACTGCCGTTGGCGAATTGCAAAAGTTTGTTGGCGAGGACCGCCGCCGTCATGGCCTCCACCTGCTCACCGTCCTCCAGCTCCGCAAGAAGCGTCTTCTCAAAATCTTTGTATCTTTCCAGCGCGGAGGGCGGCATGTCGGTCTTGACGGTCACGTCTATGCGCGGCGGCAGTTCAAGATAATCGTCCGCGCTCATGTGAACCGTGAAGGGCGCTATCAAATTGTGTATCGACTCGTCCGCCCCAGAGCGCGGCGTGAAGTTGTAGCCCATGTAGTCCTGCTCAAAAAACCGCTGCTTGTAGCTGGTCATGGTGCGGCCCAGAGACTTGCCGTAGTCAATCAGATAAATCTGCGACCACAGATCGATCAAACCGTTGGGCGACGGAGTGCCTGACAAGAGGACCATGTATTCGGTGTAAGGCAAGACCTTACGCATTGCCTTGAAGCGCTTGCTCGTGGCGTTCTTGAAGGAGCTGCTCTCGTCAATAACAACCATGTCAAACGGCCAGCGCGTGCCGTATAGCTCAACGAGCCACTCTACGTTCTCGCGATTGATGACGTAGACGTCCGCGTCCATCTGCAAAGCAGCCAGCCGTCGCCTCTGCGAGCCTGTGCAGACCGACACGCGCAGTGGCTTCAGGTGCCCCCACTTCTTTACCTCCTGCGCCCAAACGCTGTTAGCAACGCGCAGCGGCGCGATGATGAGTATCTTGTGGACTGCAAAAGACTGTATAAGATCCAGCGCGGCGGTTAACGTCGAGACGCTCTTGCCTAGACCCATATCGAGGAACAGGCCGCAGCGCCGCCGGTCCTTGATGAACTCGACGGCGCGGCGCTGATACGGATGCAGATGCTCACGGGAAAGCATGCACGGCTTCAAGACTGTCAATCACGCGCACGTCGCAACCCAAGAGCCGCCTGCGCTCATGATCAAACTGCTGCATAACCGTCGGCTTTTTGCCGGGGGCTTTGCACTCAACGAAGATGATCCTTGCGGGTTTGCCGGCGACGGGCAGCGTCACGATACGGTCGGGAACGGCGCGGCGACTGGGAGACGTGAATTTCTCGCACATGCCGCCTAGTTCCTTGACGCGCTTAACCAGCGCCTGTTCAATTGTCTTCTCAAGCATTCTTATGCGCCCCATACACTCGTGCACTGCGGCCTGATCGAATTTTTCGACGCGCTTTGGTATCAAAAACGAGACCATTCAGAACAAGATCTCGGATGCGAGCAGACGCAGTCTGATGCTTCATATTAAGAAACTCTTCCACTTCGTCGCAAGTCATTCCGTCTGGCGCGTTTAGGATGCACCGGTGAACGCGCAATAAGTCATTTGCTTTCGCGCTTTCATATTCAATTGCTGCGGCTTCGCTGGTGTCAGATCCTTTGACAAACGGAATGTTATTTTGCGTATAGGGCATTTCTCCATCCTCCTTTAACTAATCCCCATGTCCTTCAGCGCCTCACGCGCCATGGTGATATAACGGTCGTGATGCACGTCCGCCGGAAACTGCTCCGGCAACGTCATGGCTGGCTTTGCGCCATTAGAGCGCGGCACCTTGTTCTTGTTCTTCGCGTAGGCAATGTTCTCGTCCTGCCGCACTTCGGTTGAATAATAAAACCGCACAGTCTTGCCGAGATATTGTTCGCGCCATACTGCGCCGCCGTCAACGCGCCGGATGGCGATGAACTTCGTGATGTCCCGGCATGACCTCACCGTTTCTTCGACAGGTTTTGCGGTTGCAAGGTAGGCCGCCACGGCGTCGGACACGATCGTAAACTCCGGGTTCTTCATCAGGCCCGGCTCCGAGAACACGCCCTTGCGCTTGGTCGAGCCGTCCTTTTTAACCGCGATATAGTTATTCACGTCCCGCGAGTAGAGACCCTTGTAGTCGGCACGCTCCAGCTCAAAAGACGTGTCGAGCATCCAGTCAAAACAGACTTCGTCAACGACGTTCTCCTGCGTCTTTTTGAACAGGACGACGATGCCGTCGGTATTGGCGCTGACGACCTTGCAGCCTCGCGCCTCAAGACGCTCGATCAGCATGAGAAGGCAAAGCTGACCTGTCAGCGTCACCTGCATCATGAGCTGCGGAGCGTAGAGGACGCTGAACATGCTGCCCAGCTTGCCAAAAGATCCGTTTACGACAATTTTAAGTGTGTCGGCCGTCAGCTTGTCGCCGCTTCTCTTGGCCTCAAGACGACGCCTGACGATGCCTTGATACACCTGCAAAAAGTCTTTGCCCATTTTTTCGGGTGCAAGTTTCAACCTAAGAATAATCGATGGATAGTAGCTGGCGACATCAAAATCCGCCAAAGCCTCGTCATCGGCCGCCACGATCGCACGCGAACTCTCGCAAGAATGCAGGCCGCCAATGCCCATTTGATAATCCGTCTCGCCAATGCGGATCTTCGTCTCTGACAGCCACTCAGGCATCCGCACGGAGCCGTTCGTCCATATCGGAAAGCTGCTCTTCAGAATGCGCCAATAAATGTCTCTCATTTGTTGCCCCTCAAAGTAAATCATATCTGGGCCGGCGTAGCGCACGACGCTGCCCGGCTCCACTTTCTGGGGCCTGTAGCTCTTGCCCGTCAGGGCCTCCAGTTCGTGCTTAATGATAGCCTCGGCCATCTGGGCGTCGGACTTGGAGCGCAGGTCAAGGCCATGTTGCTTGCTCATCTGCGCACGCAATTCAATTGCGCCCTTGAGCTTCTTATAGAGAAGCTCAGTTGTGTCCACGTCGTTGCGGCAGTAGCGTTTCAATTCCAGCCGCTGCTCAGGTGCAATCATGGCGTTTGGATCAATCGGTAAGTCCTGCATCGTCGGGGCGTTCATGCGGCCCCCGTAAGCCTTCAGGCTCGCCTTTCCGGGCGCAACTTCAATCAGGTCGATATGATCCCAGTTGCGCGGCACAGAGACGCCCATGCTCTTGGCAACACGCCACGATGGCAATTTGCTGCGGATAATTTCGTCGGAGATGGCTTTGATCCTCGCGCAGTCTGCGCCATCAATAGCAGCAGCAAGGATATTGAGATCATAGGATAGACCATTGAAACTGACGGTCGTGTTTGACGACATCGTGCGCTTCAGGGATGGGATGTCGAGGTCCTGTCCCGCATACATCTCAAACGCGCGATATTTCCCGCTGTCGAGGTCTTTGAATAACGCGAGAAAATAATTTTGATAGACTTCTGTATCAATGATCAACATTGCTAAATAATTTCCTGTGAGGAGTGGCCTCAATTTATACGCCCCGGAGGGTGGAGCTAACACCCCTCCGGGGCGATTTCCTGTATGCGCTGCCCGATGACGCTTAACAACGCTTACAGAAACTCTTCTTCGTCCTCGTAGGAGTCGAAGTCATCCGCCGACCCCTTCTCGCCGTCAGCGAACGGCTCGTCGTCCTTGTAGAACTGAACCGCCAACAGGTTCGCGTTAATGCGCTTGCCGTAGGTGTTGTTCTGCGCCCACAATTCGAGGGTCACATTCACGCGGCATCCCGCGTAGATACGACCATCCTCTTCAGTGAGCTGTGACTTGTCACGGTCAATCACAAGCGGCCGCTTGTTGGACGACGCCTTGATCGACATATTGCCAGCGTAGCCGGTGTATTCGAAATCGTCACCGTCCTTCAGGCAGATTTTGTCGTCGCCAAGTTTTGCGCCCTTCAAATTTTCCTTGATGGATGCAGCAATGGCGGCCTGAATTTCCTTGATCTTGTCAGCCTGCGTTTTCTTATCGAGGAGAAACGTGGCCTCAAATTTCGTCTCTTCGCCGTTGTAAACACTCTTGCGGAAGAGGCTGGGGAACGAAATCCGGACGTTGTTCAGTTTAATCTTTGCCATTTTACTTTTCCTTGTGGTTCTGCTTTCGCGTTTATCGTCAGCAAATCAGCCGACGCTTTGGACAATATGTCCATTTTCACTCGCTGTCAATCTCTCGCTCTTTGCGGAGTTGTGCGATCCGGTCAATTTATAGGTCTTCTGTTGTTCGACCCATTCCTTGTCGGCGTTTACAAAGACCGGCTGAATGAAAATTTTTCTGACTTCCTTGAAGCCTTCTCCGTAGCGTTGAGAACGGATATGCCCCCTGCGCAAGTGCGGACGAACTGGACCGCTCAAACTCGCTCCACTGGCTCTGCAAGTTTCAGTGATCCTGCCAATGCTCAGATAGGTCGTCGTGCTGAAACTCTTCGCGTCGTCTCGTGCGCGCTTGCTGTTGGCTCGCGCATCGTTTTTTACGACCCGCCGTTCAATGTTCTTTGTCGCCAGCAGAACAATGAGGACCGAGCAAATGATGTTGCACATCGAGCGCATTGTTCTATCATCGATACCGGAAAGAAAATCTACGTCGTCGTTTATTTTTCGTGTGACATGGCATTCTAACGAACAACCCAAAGTATCATTTTTCTTTGTGAAATCTTTATACGTTATTGTTAAGGTCTGGTTTCCCCAATTAGAAACAACTTTATCTACAATATTGTCTAAAGAATTTTTTGATTTGTTTCCAGACGCTGCCAAGCCAATCTTGGCCGAAGAAACTAGAGACAGTCGAATTGAGAAAGTCTCAAAAGGCGGACCAAACAAATCCATCGCAATCAAATCATTTGCTGTTTCCAAAATGGTTTCGATATCAACGCTGTCTATGATCTTCTCCGGTATATCAAACAACGGCGGCTTCATGCTCAGTCCTCCTCACTGACATCATCAAAATCATCGGCGGACGCGGCGATTGATGGGCGAGGATCGCTCGCCGGAGCCAACGCCGCCTTACCCTTCGGCTTGAAGACAAGACCATCCAACTCCTTTTTACTCTGCTTACCCAGCGCCTTCTCGGCCTGCGACGGGCTAATCAGTTTGCGGCTGAAGGCGCTGTCGCCAAGCAAAAACTCCAGTTTGCCGGCCGCCTCTGTCTCGTCAATCCACGCGCGGTTGGCTCGGCCCTCCACGAGCTTCCAGCCGGGAACGTCCTCGCCGGAGGACAGACGCTGCTTGACAAATGTCTCGACAGCGTTGAGCCAAGCCTCGATGACGGGCCGGGCCTTGAGGGCTTCGGCGAGCTGCTCGTCGGTGAGCTTGTTGGGCGCGACCGGCTCGTCATGCGCCTCAAAGTCCATCAGGAGCGTCTGCTCCGTCAGTTTCATCAGCGCCGGGCACGTCGCCTTGGCCTTGCAGAACCGGCATTGCTTCTCGCCCGGCACCCGCTTGGCGTTAGGCTGCGCCGTCTCCTCGGCTGCGGCGCGCGCGATCTCGCCCCACTTCAGCAGGTCGGAGACCGAGATCTCCCACTCGCTGATATTGTCGATGCGCGGCTGCACGATCGCGATCTGCACCCGCTCGATCTCGTGGAGGAACGAGAACATGCTGTAGGCACCCAGCGCGTAGAGCATCGCCTGTGGATTGTTTTGAGCATCCACCCGAACGCCCTTGCCAAATTTGAGGTCGGCAATCTGTAGCGTGGCCGTATCCTCGTCAATGACAATGCTGTCGGCCGTCCCGAAGCCGCCCGGCACCCATTCGCTGAAGTCAACGCGGGTCTCGATGAACCGATGCTTGCCCGGCAGGGCGCGCACATAGTCCACATAAACCTGCGCCGGCTCGGCGATGTATTTGACGTCCGGCCTGTCTATCAGGGTGTCGCAGTTGAACCCCAGACGCAGCGCCTTTTCGACGATCTCATGGGCGAGCGTGCCCTCCTGCGCGAAGGTGGAGGACTTGTCTGGTAAGCCCTCCTCCGCCTTCACTGATCCGGGACAGGCCATCCAGCGGTGCGCCCCGGACGCGCTAAGTTTTGCGTGAGCTGTCATTATTCAGCGTCCCCTGCAATCCTGTGGATAACATTGTTAAGGCGCGTGAACACATCAAACAGGACGGCCTGATCGTCAGGCAGTTCTGAAATTGTTTTGGACTTGTGACTGGCCAGAATAGAAACGATTTCTTTTTTGGCCGAGGGGTCGGTGCGCGATATTTCCAACGCAATTTCCTTCAGATTTTCTTTGGACACTGACGAAACTGCGTCGGGGGCGTCCGGGGCTTCCGAAGTTTCTGATGGTTCCGGGGCGTTTTCGACCGTCTCAGAAACCTTACCTGCGCGAGGGGAGGGTTTTTTGGAAGGCTTTTCGGCCTCGGTATTCGTGTTCATGCTCTTGAGCTGAACAGTCAGAGCCTCGACGGCGGCGGTGAGTTTCTGGATTTCTACTTCTAGCATCTTTGTTTCCCTTTTCGTGCTTGCCTTGTGGCAAACACACGTCTAGGCTCGATGCGGGTCGAAGTCAACAATTTGTTTGTATGTATAAACAGATTGTGATACTCTCTGAAAGAGCGTTAACCACAGATTGGATTTCAAATGCACCTTAAGGATTATCTCAGCGATCAGAACATGACGCAGGCTGAGTTTGCCGAACTGCTTGGTGTTACTCATCAGGCCGTCAATCAATGGCTGCGTGGGAGAAGATTTCCGCGTCGAGAATTGGTTGTGAAAATTGAAAAGATTACGGGCGGAAATGTCAAGCCGTCTGACTGGTATGTATCCAACTCTGGCAACAGGAGGAAAGCATGAAACAAATTCTTTACGTTTACTGTGTTCAACCTATTGATGATTTTCATCTATGGATGCGTCCCTCGGATGTTTTTAATGCGTTCGGGTCCGACGATCTTCGTGAAATCAAAGAGTTTGAAGATGTTTTTGATACTGCTAGAACTTCCGCAAGGCTCATTGGTTGGGAAGGCGATATCCGAGAGGGACCATTTATTTCAATGCTTCCTCCCAATGAAGGTGGGAGCAGTTCGCTTTTTATTGTTGCGTGGAAACAAGACAACAACGGAACATCTTTTGTTGCGTCTCCTTATATTCTCCCTTGGATATCCAATGAAGATGTTGATGTTGTTTGCTGCGAAATTGAATGGAGGCCCGGAGAATTAATAATAAAAAGAAGAATTGGAAAAGCTAAAAACTTAAAGGTTCTCTGATGTCTACGGCGGAAATCTTGACAATATTCGAACCAAACCCAGACGATATGCGCATACACTTGGAAATTCTTTTCCAAGAGACGTTCGATCAACCTGATGGTCTGATCGAACTGGCGTGGACAAATCCGGAGCCGGACGCCAGCGGACGCTACAGGCTCTCGCACGCCCGGCTCTTCAGGTCCGACCAGATCCCCGAGCTTATCGCGCAGGCGTGTCACCTTAACAAGCGCGAGAAGTGCAACGTCTATGTCGGAGCTGGGCTGCGCAAGTCCGGCACGCCGTTGCGTGCGCGAACAAGCGATCCGGACTTCCTCTCCGCCCGTGTCGTGTGGGCTGACCTTGACGACGAGGGATCGGTCGAGCGCGCCGAGGCGGCTTGGTCCCACTGCCCGCCTTCGCTGGTCGTGCAGACGGGCGCGTATCCTTACGAGCGTCGTCAGGCGTTCTGGGTGTTGGCGCAATGGGTGGACGATCCGAAGGTGGTCGTGGACCTGCTGCGCAGGCTACAGGGAGTCCTGCGCTCAGACCCCAGCGTCGTGCAGGCTGGCCGCGTCATGCGTCTGGCTGGCTCTATCGCGTGGGACATCAAGTCCGGACGCGTGCCAGAGATGACCTCCATCGTCAGCGCCAGCGGGCATGAGTATTGGCCGGAGGAGATCGGGGACGCTTTCCCTGTCGTGCCGGTGAAGAGGGCGCTGGGGCCGGATGCCTCCGAGGGCCGCGGCGTGGCCGTGCGGGCCACCAACGTCGTGCGCGAGATCGGCGAGGACGGTCGCGAGGGCAAGGTCATCGACGGTCGCGAGACCCACATGCGTGACCTGATCTGCGCCGTCCTTATGGAGATGATTGGCACGGATGGGGCAGTCCCGTCCAAGCGGGAACTCTTCGACAAGGCTTGGCCTTCCTACGAGCGCGGCACGGACCTCACCCGCGAGGGGCGCGGCAGGGACGAATTTTTGTCCAAGTGCGGCCAGACGCTCCGGCGCTTTGAACGGGGGGCCATTCCGGGCATGCGCACGGTCGAGGAGACGGTGGAGACCTACAACGCCAAGCGCATGGCGGAGGCTGGCGACGATTTCGAGGATCTTGGGGAGGACGAGGAGGCCAAGAACCTACTCGCCACCCTTGAGCAGGAAGCGCGGCAGGTGGCCGGTCACGACGCCTACAAGGTTCTTTGTGACAAGGTGCGGCGCATGGGGGAGCGTCAGTTAACCACCAGTATGCGCTCGTCTCTGGGTGTGTTGCTACACAGTGTCTTCGCCAAGGGCGTCGGCATGAGCGTGGCGGAAGTCAAGAAGGACCTCAAGCGCAAGACGACGGGAAAAAAAGTCGCAAACGAGAGAGGTTACGGGGGCGATGATGGTGATGGGTCGATTGAACGGCCCGAGTGGCTGAAAGACTGGGTGTTCTGTCAGGCCACCAATACCTATGAGCGCATCTCAGTGCGCCACTCCATCAAGCGGGAGGCGTTCCGCACGACCTACGACAG